ATGCCACTGCTGGATAAGCTGCGTGAGCAGTACGGGGTCGGACCGGTATGCAGCGAACTGCATATTGCCCCGTCAACGTATTACCATTGTCAGCAACAGCGACATCATCCGGATAAACGCAGTGCCCGTGCGCAGCACGATGACTGGCTGAAGAGAGAGATACAGCGCGTATACGATGAAAATCATCAGGTGTACGGTGTGCGTAAAGTCTGGCGTCAGTTGTTACGGGAAGGAATCAGGGTGGCCAGATGTACAGTGGCGCGCCTCATGGCGGTTATGGGACTTGCCGGTGTTCTCCGGGGTAAAAAGGTCCGTACGACCATCAGCCGGAAAGCCGTTGCCGCAGGCGACCGCGTAAACCGTCAGTTCGTGGCAGAACGACCTGACCAGCTGTGGGTGGCTGATTTTACTTACGTCAGCACATGGCGGGGCTTCGTCTATGTGGCGTTCATCATTGATGTGTTTGCCGGATACATCGTGGGGTGGCGGGTCTCATCGTCCATGGAAACGACATTCGTGCTGGATGCACTGGAGCAGGCGTTATGGGCCCGTCGACCGTCCGGCACGGTCCATCACAGTGATAAAGGTTCTCAGTATGTATCGCTGGCCTACACACAGCGGCTTAAGGAAGCCGGATTACTGGCATCAACAGGAAGTACAGGCGACTCGTATGACAACGCGATGGCGGAGAGCATCAATGGTCTTTACAAAGCGGAGGTAATACACCGTAAGAGCTGGAAAAACCGTGCAGAAGTGGAACTGGCCACACTCACGTGGGTGGACTGGTATAACAATCGACGATTGCTGGAAAGGCTGGGCCATACTCCTCCGGCAGAAGCAGAAAAAGCTTATTATGCTTCCATCGGAAACGATGATCTGGCAGCCTGAGTTCACAGATAAAACACTCTCCAGGAAACCCGGGGCGGTTCATCCCGCACAACCAAAGCTATCCGGAGCATGAAAGAAGCTCTGGAGCTGTTTCAGTAAGAGAGAAACCTGATGGCTGAACTCAACGAACAACAAGAGCGCTTCTGTCAGGAGTATGTTGTCGATCTCAACGGCACTCAGTCAGCCATTCGGGCTGGGTACAGTGCAAACTCAGCGCCTCAGATAGCCAGTGAAAACCTGAAGAAACCTCACATTCGCTCACGCATCAAAGAGTTGGCTAAAGAGCGCAATGATGCAGTGGGCCTGAGTGCGCAGTTCGTAATCGAAGGTGTAATCAAAAACATTCGTCGGTGCGAGCAGGGAGAGCGTGTTACCCACCCGAATGGCGAACTGGTGATGACAGAAACCGAAGATGGAGAGGTGGCAGCAGTATTCCGCTACGACTCATCCGCCGTGCTGAAAGGCTATGAGCTCCTCGGCAAGCACCTGAAGCTATTCACCGACAAAGTGGAGCACTCAGGTAGCATCGAAACACTGTCAGACGATGAACTCAATGCGAAACTCGCGAGGCTTGTAAATGGACAATCTGAAGCGAGAGGAGAAGCTTGAGCTAATTCGCCTGCTGGAAGAGAAAGCCCGCCGCGCCGTAGTTAATCGTTATCGCTCCTACTTCGAAACACGTTACCCATGGCAGCGAAAGTTCATCGCGCAGACCGCAGCCTATCGCCAGTGCGCATTAATCGCTGCAAACCGCGTAGGCAAGACTGACACCGCCACCTATATCGATGCCATCCACCTGCTCGGAGAGTATCCGGAAGGGTGGGAGGGCCATCGCTTTGACCATGCGCCGCTGATGTGGTGCCTGGGTTATTCCGGTGAGAAGTGTCGAGACCTGCTTCAGTCAGCAATCATCGGCAAGAAGGTTAACGGTGAGTTTACTGGCGGCCTTGTTCCTCCAGATCGCATCGTCTCCACTGAGCCCATGACCGGCACGCCCAACGCTGTTCGCTCTGCCTACATCCGGCACAGCAGCGGCGACCTGAGCAAGGTTCAGTTCTGGTCATACACGCAGGGGCAGCACGCACTGATGGGTGATGACATCGACTGGTTCCATATCGATGAGGAGCCAGAAGACCAGACGATTTACCCGCAGGTGCTGACGCGTACTGCTACTGGTGACAGAGGGCGGGGCGGCAGAGGCATTCTGACGTTTACGCCAGAGAACGGACGCACAGAGCTGGTTATCAAGCTGCTCGACGACCCGGCTGAATCGCAGTCATGTATGAACGTTGGCTGGGATGATGCACCACACCTGACTGAAGAGACGAAGAAGAGCCTGCTTGAGTCTTACCCGGCTCACCAGCGCGACATGCGAACCAAGGGCATACCGATGCTCGGTCAGGGACGCATCTTCGACTTCAGCGAAGACACGATCACCATCGAACCATTCCCGATACCGAAGCACTACATGGTCATCGACGGCATGGACTTTGGCTGGGACCACCCGCAGAGCCGCATTCAGCTTGCCATCGATATGGACAGCGACACCTATTACGTCACCAAGGCGTGGAAGGCCAGCAAGACATCACCCTCAGAAGCATGGGGTGCTACGAAGTCATGGGCCAACAAGGTTCCGACAGCGTGGCCGCAGGATGGATTGCAGACAGAGAAGGGTAGCGGGTTGCAGCAGAAGTCCTACTACTCAGAGGCAGGTTTTCAGATGCTGCCAGACTGCGCGCAGTGGCCTGATGGCTCCCGTTCTGTTGAGGCTGGCTTGTTCGAGCTGCACGACCTGATGAGTACCGGACGATTCAAGGTGTTCGCCGGGCTGCGTGACTGGTTCGAAGAGTTCAACTTCTATCACCGTGACGACAGGGGCCGCATCGTTAAGACGCGTGATGACCTTCTGGATGCCACGCGCTACGCCTACATGATGCGCCGCTTTGCTAAACGCTATGGCGACATCGGCATTGTTAAAGAGAAAAAATTACCGGCGCCAATTCGCCCAATTCCCCGGAGTAGATAATGGCCGACAAAGATGAAAAATTGCAGACCATTCTCAGGAGGTTCGACCGGGACTGGACAGCAAGCGATGAGGCCAGAACTGAAGCAACCAATGACCTGTTCTTCAGCCGCATCAGCCAGTGGGATGACTGGTTAAACGAATACACCACCCTGCAGTATCGCGGTCAGTTCGACGTGGTGCGACCGGTAGTCCGCAAGCTGGTCGCAGAGATGCGCCAGAACCCTGTCGATGTGCTGTTCAAGCCGAAAGATGGTGCTGACCCTAACGCTGCCGATATCCTGATGGGCATGTATCGCACCGACATGCGGCACAACACCGCGAAGATTTCCGTCAACGTGGCAGTGCGTGAGCAGATTGAAGCGGGTGTTGGTGCGTGGCGTCTGGTGACTGACTATGAAGACCAGGACCCGACGAGCAACAATCAGGTTATCCGTCGCGTTCCCATCCATGAGGCATGCACTCACGTTGTTTGGGATGCCAACGCCAAGCAGATGGACAAGAGCGACGCTAAACACTGCACAGTCATCAGCGCCATGAGCAAAGACGGATGGGAAGCATTTGCAGAAGAGTACGACCTCGATGAAGAGGATCTGCCTGACTTTCAGTCGCCATCCTCTAACTGGGCATTCCCGTGGTCTACCAACGATGTTTACTACATCGCTGAGTATTACGAGGTTGAAGAGAAGAAAGAGACGGTATTCATCTATCAGGACCCACTGACAGGTGAGCCGGTCAGCTACTTCAAGCGCGATATTAAAGACGTCATCGATGAGCTGGCAGATAAGGGCATGGAGAAGATTGGTGAGCGCAAAGTAACGCGCCGCCGTGTCTACAAAAGCCTGCTGACCAACACGATGATTCTGAAAGACAGAGAGCTGATTGCGGGTGAGCACATCCCGATCGTACCTGTGTTCGGCGAGTGGTCATTTGCTGGTGACAAAGAGGTATATGAGGGCGTTGTCAGGCTGACTAAAGATGGTCAGCGCCTGCGCAACATGATCATGTCCTTCAATGCCGATATTGTTGCCCGCTCACCGAAAAAGAAACCTTTCTTCTTCCCTGAGCAGATTTCTGGCTACGAGCACATGTACAGCGGGACTGATGATTACCCGTACTACCTGATTAACCGCACCGATGAGAACAACGGTGACCTGCCGCTGCAGCCTCTCGGTTACTACGAAAACCCCGAGGTTCCGCAAGCCAACGCCTACATGCTGGAAGCAGCTACCGGCGCGGTGAAGGAAGTGGCAACGCTCGGAGTGGACGCAGAAGCAGCGGGCGGACAGGTGGCGTTCGATACCGTCAACCAGCTGAACATGCGCGCTGACCTTGAGACCTACGTATTTCAGGACAACCTGGCTACGGCAATGCGTCGTGACGGGGAGATTTACGCGGCGATGGTCAATGACATCTACGACGTGCCACGCAACGTCTCAATGACGCTGGAAGATGGTAGCGAGAAAGAGGTTCAGCTGCTCACTCAGGTTGTGGACTTCCAGTCAGGTGATGTTGTCACGCTGAATGATATCCGTGGCCGGTATGAGACATACACCGATGTCGGCCCATCATTCCAGTCAATGAAGAATCAGAACCGCTCAGAGCTTCTCGACCTGCTGTCGAAGGTTCCGCCAGGCACGCCGGAATACCAGATGCTCCTGCTTCAGTACTTCACCCTGCTTGACGGCAAAGGTGTTGAGATGATGCGCGAGTACGCCAACAGGCAGCTGGTCACCATGGGTCTCAAGAAGCCTGAGACGCCGGAAGAACAGCAATGGGTATCTGACGCTCAGCAGCAGCAACAGAACACGCCAGACCCTGCAATGGTTCAGGCGCAGGGCGTTTATCTGCAGGGTCAGGCTGACCTGATGAAGGCACAGAATGACCAGCAGTCACTCACCATTGAGGCCGCTAAGGTCGACGCTACCAGCCAGCTCAACGCTGCGAAGATAGCGGAAATCTTCAACGGCATGGACCTCGACAAGCAGAAGGCATTCCGTGAATACCTCGAGCTTATGGGTCACTTCCAGAAACAAACCAGTGATGACAGTCGCGCAAATGCAGAGCTCCTGCTGAAAGGCAGCGGGCAGCAGCATGCGCAGCGAATGGACATGACTAATTTCCTGCAATCGCAGAGACAAAATTCACCTTCCGCCAATTCCGGCGAGATTCCTCGAACCATGTGAGAGAGTTAAACAACATGAGCGATACCACCGAAATTCAGAACACTGAAGTGCAACCCCTGCCCGGCGATCACACTGCGGCATCAGTTGAAAGTCAGGTTGACGGTAATGCCACCGGCACCGAAGGGCAGGATGAGGGCTTTGACATTGTCCTGAATGACGATGAGAACAAGCCGAAGCAGGACCACGAAACAAACGCGAAGTTTGCTGCTCGTCGCCTGGCACGTAAGCGCCAGCGTGAACTTGAACAGCAGATGGAGGCGGTGAGCCGTGGTGAGCTTCCGGACACCCTGCGGGTTAATCCTGATTTACCCAAGCAGCCGGACGTGAATGAGTTCCTGTCAGACGATGCTTTGGCAAAGTATGACTACGACACCAGTCGCGCGCTGGCTGCTTTTAACGCTGCCAATACAGACTGGCTGATTAAGGCTCAGGACGCACGTAGTAATGCGGTAGCTGAGCAGGGTCGCAAGACACAGGATTACACCCGCAACTCCACACAGGTTGTCGAGGCGGCTCGCAAGCACTATGACGCCGCAGAGAAACTGAACCTCAGCGACTATCAGGAAACTGAAGAGGCCTTCAACGCGCTGGTGCCACCGGGTACTGACGTGGAGATCATGAACCTCTTCCCTGAGAAGTCGGCTGCGATCATCTATCACCTGGGCAAAAACCCGGAGAAAACCCGACAAATCCTGAGCATGAACTCACAGCAGGCGCTGATTGAAATCACGCGCCTCTCAGACCGTTTAACTCTCAAGCCTCGCGGTAAGCAGTTGTCATCAGCCCCGCCGGTCGATGAGCCGATCCAGGGCAGCGTTGGCGCGGCCAATGTGTCCGCTCTTCAGAAGAAGATGGATGAAGCCGCACGGCGTGGTGACACAGCGACATATCGCAAAATTAAAGAACAGATTAAAGGAATCCGCTAATGGCACTTAACGAAGGTCAGATGGTAACTCTCGCAGTAGACGAAGTTATCGAAACAATGCAGAACATCATGCCGATGGTTATGAAGGTGGATAAGTACACTCCACCAGGCCGCGAGATGCAGCGCGGTGACAACACCATCTGGATGCCCGTCGAACAGGAAGCGCCAACTCAGCGCGGCTGGGACCTGACCGATAAAGAAACCGACCTGCTCGAACTGAACGTGAAGGTCACTCTGGATGAGCCAGACAACGACTTCTTCGACATCCGTGCCGATGATGTTCGTGACGAAACCACTTACCGCCGCCGCATCGCCGCTTCTGCTAAGAAGCTGGCGAACAACGTGGAAGCAGAGATTGCGCGCACCGCCGCTGAGATGGGTTCACTGATTGTGACCAGCACCGGCCCGGTTGGTAGCGCCAACACTGGATGGGACTTCATCTCAGAAGCTGAATCGCTGATGTTCTCACGCGAACTGAACCGTGATGCAGGCTTGTCGTTCTTCTTCAACGCCAATGACTACCGCGGCGCGGGTCGCGACCTGGCTGGCAAGGACTTCTACGGCCGTATTCAGGATGACGCCTATACCAAAGGCGTGATTCAGAAGCAGGTTGCAGGCTTTAACGATGTGCTGCGCTCTCCTAAGCTTCCGACGCTGGTTAAGTCTGATGCGACCGGCGTTACTGTCAGTGGTGCGCAGAAGTTCAAGCCTCAGTCATGGCGTCTAAATGAAGACAACAGCCGTGAGAACGTGGATAACCGCTTTGCAACTGTCAATGTAAGCTCTGGCACTGGATTCAAGCGTGGCGACAAGATTTCTTTCGCTGGCGTGAAATTCCTGGCGCAGATGGCTAAGAACGTGCTGGTTCAGGATGCGACTTTCTCAGTCGTTGCAGTAAATGGCAATGCGATCACCATCACGCCTAAGCCTGTTGCGCTGGATGATACCAGCCTGACAGCTGCTGAACGTGCATACGCCAACGTCAACACCTCGCTGGCAGCTGGCGCGGCTATCAATGTGCTGAACACTGATACCGTGGCAACCAACGTTTTCTGGGCAGATGACTCTATCCGTCTGGTATCGCAGCCAATCCCGCTCAACCACTCACTGTTCGCTGGCATGAAGTCTGAAGCGTTCTCCATTCCGGGCACCGGCCTGAATGGTGTGATCGCCTTCCAGGGTGACATCAGCACGCTGAGCGGTAAGTGCCGTATCGCGCTCTGGTACAAGTCCACCGCCGTTCGTCCGGAAGCAATCGGTGTTGGCCTGGCGAATCAGGATGTAGCGACCGCCGTAGAAGGCTGATGATAAGGGGCTTCGGCCCCTTTTTTACTGGAGAGGATCATGAGCGTAATGCTTTATAAGTCAGGCCACGGCACGAAGGTTTGGGGTAGGGAATATCAGACGGTCGTCGTTCGTGATGACGAACTGTCCGATTACCTTTCTCAGGGCTGGAAGAAACATCCGGGCGAAGTCACAGCTAAGGCGGCCGAAGACAAGCCAATTAAGCGAACTCGCCGCACCAATGCAGAAGCAGCCGATAAACCTCAAGCAGAGGTAAGTGATGAGCCTGAAAACAAAGGGTGATCTGGTAAACGCCGCTCTGCGAAAGCTCGGCATTGCATCTGACGCCACGCTTACCGATGTTGAGCCTCAATCTGTAGAGGACGCTGTAAACGACCTCGAAATGATGATGGCTGAATGGTATCAGGGCGGCGAAGGAATTGATGCGGGGTATGCGTTCGCTATCGACCCAACAGATCCTGACCCGGGCGACGAGCATGGCATGAAGCCGCAGGCAATTAGCGCCGTTGTTCACAACCTCGCAGTGCGCATAGCGCCTGATTATGCCGTTGAGCCAGTAAACAAAGTTGTCATGTCGGCGCGCAACGGTAAGGAGCTGCTCTACAAAGGCTCCGCTATCAGCCGCGCCCGGAAGGCTGGCAGGCTTGGCTATCCAAACCGGATGCCTACAGGTTCCGGTAACAGAGGTCTCGCTGCAGGCAATTTAAACTTCTTCCAACGACAGGATGATTACAATGCCGACAACTCAGCTGCCACTCATGAAGGGGGCGGGGAAGGACTTTCGTAACGCTGATTATGTCGATCTCCTTCCGGTTAATCTTCTGGCGACCCCAAAAGAGGTTCTGAACAGCGCGGGATACATGCGCTCCTTCCCTGGACTCGTAAAGCATTCAGAAGTAGATGGAGTATCCCGAGGAGTTCAGTTCAATAACTCACGCAACAAAGTGTACAGGGTGCTCGGAACCAGGCTGTATAGCGGTAACGATGATGTCGGTGGAGTGGGTGGAACGAGTCGGGTAAGCATGGCCTATAGTGCCACCAGTCAGGCAATAGCTATAGATGGAGACCTGAAGCTGTACCGGTATGACGGCAACATTAAGACCCTGTCGAACTGGAGTGGTTCCGATTATGAACAGTATCAGATTGGTGCAGTGCGTGATGTTTGCCGCCTGAGAGGGCGTTACATCTGGGTGAAGGATGGGACGGATACATTCGGCATTACTGACCTTGAGGATGAGTCTCACCCGGATCGCTACCGGGCCATGTACCGGGCGGAATCGCAGCCTGATGGCATCATGGGGTGCGGAGTGTGGCGTGACTTTGTGGTGATGTTCGGCACTGCCACAATTGAGTACTTCTCACTGACAGGCGCAAGTGACGCATCTGCAGCTATTTACGTCTCTCAGCCCTCCCTGATGGTCAGCATGGGCATAGCAGGCACCTACTGCAAAACGCCATTTGCTGGCAGCCACGCCTTCCTGAGCCACCCGTCATCTGGCTCTCCGTCCATCTACATCATAAATGCAGGGCAGGCGTCTTCAATTGCTACCTCGTCAATCGAAAAAATCATCCGCACGTACTCAGCGGATGAACTGGCACGGTGTGTTATGGAGTCCGTTCGATTCGACTCACATGAACTGCTGTTTGTGCACCTGCCAAGGCATGTTCTCTGCTATGACGCAGCAGTAACGGATACCGGCCCGCAATGGACGGTTATGAAGTCAGATCTCTACAACGAACCATACCGCGCCATTGATTTCATGTATGAGGGCAACGAAATACGCGCCGCAGACAAGAAAGAGGGGTTGGTTGCAAGGCTGGATTTCACGACTTCGGCTCAATACGGACAGCCCGCAGAGCACCTGCTGTATACACCACTATTCAAGGCAGATAACGCAAGGGTGTTTGATTTCGAGCTGGAATCATCTACTGGCATCGCTCAGCAGGCCGATCGGCTTTTCATTTCAGCAACTGCTGACGGTATGAATTACGGACGCGAACAGATGCTGGCTGCAAACTCGCCATTCAATTACGACAGGCGCGCGCTGTGGCGGCGTATAGGGCGCATTCGTAAGAATATCGGGTTCAAGGTCAGGATAATAACGCGCTCGCCTGTAACGCTCTCAGGCGCTTCTGTGAGGGTTGAATAGTGGCAGATTCAGAACTTAACCAGCCGGTTATCATTCAGGCATCCCGGCTGGACGCAACTATCCTGCCTGCTGGGTTTAGCCAGGCGTTTTCTCTCTATCTGGTTCAGCAGGGTCAGGACTTCGGCAACGTGGCAGCGAAAGCTAACGATGCCGGGCAGGGAGTGTTCGAGGTTCAAAAAAAGAACGAAGAGCAGGACTTAAAGCTTGCTGACCATGAGGAGCGTATTTCGCAGTCTGAGGCTGAAATTAAAGCCCAGGGCATCCGTATAGTCAGCGCAGAAAAAAGCCTGAGCGATCTGGATGCAGAAGTCGATGCAGCAAAAGCTGACGCTGTCACGAAATCAAGCACTGACAACCAGTTGATCCAGCAAGCAGGCGGGTCGCTAATTTCCGGGCCCGTTCCGGCCGCTTCACTGACCACAGACAAGCTCCAGTCCTCCAACTCAGTTAATGCTCTGATCAGTTATAAAGTTAAGGGCGTACAGGTAGTCGGCGCGAGAGTGACCGGATTTACTGCCGCAACGGGTGACTCATTAAAGGGTGCGTTCAATGTCGGATCGCTGAATACGGTAGGTGCGACTTATAACCAGTCTGAAGTCCAGGCAATCGCTAATGGCTCTTACTCAACTCGACGAAGAGTAAAGGCGCTCGAAGATGCGATGCGTGCTCATGGATTGATAGACGGATGACCGGCCTCGACCCTATAACCGGAAGCCAGCTAATGCGGCTCTGGGGCGTCCCTTCATGGCCGGATATCAATGCCAGCTACTGGCTTTGGGAAGGATGCGCAATTTTCGCAACGATTGATTGCGGTGATCACGTTGACCTTCATATGGCGATGCGCCAAGGCGAACGGCGCCGCTGTCGTGATGCGGTCTCCGCAATGCTGGAGACTATAGGCGACAGGGAAATCCACGCGCCTATTCGTATTGAGCATAAGCAGGTATGCAATCTGGCAAGAAAGTTTGGCTTTACTGAAGCCTGGCGCGGCGAGGTTGAGTATATCGACAACAGCAAGGGCATTCTCATCTTAATGAAAAGGTATCGCAATGGGCGGGATCACTAAAAGCATCGGCAATATTATCGGCTCCGTGACTGGCGCAAACCAGGCGGCCAGCGCACAAACCAACGCCGCAAATCAGTCAAATGCAACAGCGTTGCAGATTTACAACGATCAGAAAGCGACTCTTTCGCCATTTCTTTCCTCGGGCCAATCGGCGCTCTCAAGCCTGCAAGGCCTGGCGGGGCAGCCCATCGACCGCGCAGCGTCTCTGAACAGCTATTACAATAGCAACGAGTTTCAGCAGCTGGCGAATCAGGCAAGATACGGCCAGCTGGCGAGCGCAGAAGCTACCGGCGGCCTTGGCAGCACGGCAACATCAAATGGCCTGGCGGCTATTGCGCCGCAGCTCGGCCAGAACTATCTCAGCATGATGACGGATCAGCAAAACAACATGTACGGGCAACTGATGGGGCTGGCAAATATTGGCCTTAGTGCGGGCGGAGCGTCAAACGCGGCGGCTGGGAACTATTCAAACTCCGTACAGAATAACCTCGGCACCATCGGATCGGCGCAAGCTGGTAAAGCACTGGCTAACGGCCAGGGGGTTACTCAGGGCCTTGGCTTTCTGGCTGGACTGTTTTAAGGGGGAATGATGGCAGCATCACCTATCGACTATACATCTGGCAACGGCTTCGACCTGGGCTTGCAAACTGCGGGCCTCTTTCAGCAAGTTAAGCAGCAACAAGCACAAGCAGAACTTGCCCAGCGCCAGCAGGAACAGCTACAGCAATTTCAGCAGGACTGGCGACAGGCTTACTCCTCCGGCGACCCATCTCAGCTTGACGCCCTTGTCGCGAAATACCCCGGACAAATCGATGCTATAAAAGGCGCCATAGGCTTTCGTGATGACCAGCACAGAGCCGCATTGGGAAACACAGCCAGAGACCTGCGCGTCGCCATTCAATCTAAAAATCCTCAGGCAATCGCCGCTGCAGCACAAAAAAACGCTGGCACGCTGGCGACTATCGGCTCGAGCTCCGATGAAATTCTGGCGCAATACCAAAATGATCCGCAAAGCCTTATGCACACTGTTGATGCGGTGGGTATGGGCGCTCTCGGCGTAAAAGACTACTACGACTTTCAGGACAAAGCCCAAGGGCGGCAGGTCACCATGCGTGGCCAAGACCTAACGGCAGAAACTGCACGGCGCGGGCAGGACATTACCATGCGCGGCCAGAACATTTCTGCGCAGAACTCCGCACTCGATCGGCAGATTCGCATGGCTGAACTGCAGGACAAAGGGCTTGACCGTCAGATCGCACGAGAGACCAATCTTGCCCGGCTTGATGAGCTGAAGCAGAAGCAATCAGATGCACAGCAGAAGGCAGCAGATGCGCGCCAGTTAAAGACGCAGACAGCACAGCAGACCTATGACACCTTCAATACGGCATTGGGAACCATTGCAGAGCTGAAAAGCTCCCCGGGTCTTAGCAAGTCAGTTGGGCTTGCCTCTGCTTTCCCGACAGTTCCGGGGTCGGATGCGGCAAACTTCGAAGCCCAACTCGACACCTTCAAAGCCCAGACCTTTCTCCCTATGGTGCAGTCCATGAAGGGCATGGGCGCGTTGTCGGACACGGAAGGCAAGAAGCTGACAGATGCAGTTGGTGCCCTCAGCACAAAGATGAGCGAGCCTGAATTTAATCGCTCTCTTAATCGCATTGAAAGCCAGCTTCGCAGCAAGCTATCAACCGCGCAGAAAACCTTTGGCGTACCAATGCAGACCGCCCAGCCTGAAGCAGCGCAAGCTCCTGCAGCTCAGGGCGGCGGATACTCAAACCTTTGGGGTAACTAATGGCTAAGGCATGGAAAGAGGTTATCGCGTCGCCTCAATATCAGGCGCTTTCTCCAGACCAGCAAGCTGTCGCGCAGACGCAATACTTCAATGAGGTGGTTGCGCCGCAGGCAGGAGAGCAGGCAGAGGCAGCGCGCCAGCAGTTCTTTTCAGCCTATCCCCCGGCAACAGCTCAGCCGCAACAGCCCCAACCCGGCAATGCTCTGGAGGAAGCGGGTAAAGGCTTGCTTCAGGCCGGAGTTAATGTCGCAAATATACCCGCTGAAGTTCTCGATGCGGTTAAAAGCGCCGGTTCGTGGGCGGCAGGTAAGCTCGGATTAGGCGATGGGACTTACCAGCCAACTCAGCGCATTGAGCTCCCTCAAAGCCTTCAGCCTCAGGATGAATACGCCAGAATCGGCGCTGAAGTAGGACCATACCTTATTCCTGGTGTGGGTGCTGAGCGCACGGCTGCAGCTCTAGGCAGTGTTGCAGGAGCTGGTCGTGGTGAGAGGCTGGCTACTCAGGCGGCCAATGTTGTGGCTGAAAACGTGCCGGGTGTTCTGGCACAGAATAGCAACAAGGATGACGCCGGGTCATTGGCGGGCGACCTGGCGTTAGGGGCTGCGGGTAGCGTAGCTGGCAGGGCGTTGATTGCCGGTGGCGGCGCAGCAGTTCGTGGAGCGCGCAGCCTGATGGGAAGGGAGGCTGCTGAAGCAGCACCAGTTGCCACGCAAAGCGCATCCGTCACCTCTCTGCCGCCTGAAACCCAGAGCGCGCAGATGGCTCCTGAATATGCTCGTACCGCGCAGTCTGGCAAAGAAGGGCGCATAGCTCAGGTTGTAAATGACATCCAGCCCGACCAGAAAGTCGTTGAGGCGATGCAGCGGCTTGACCTAAATCCTGATGACATGCTTGAAGCATACACATCAGGTAATGACGCCTTCAAGGCTGTGCAGATTGGGCTGGCATCACAGGACGAATCAGCACTTGCAGCCGTGCGCCGTGATAGTTTGAGCCGCATCTCACAGCGTGCAGCGAAAATTATCGATGACGCTGGTGCAATGCCAGACCGCCTGGCTATGGACGATGCCTTTAAAACCAGATTTAACACGGCCAGAGAAGCCCTCAAATCTCAGGAGGAGCAGCTTTACAGGCCAGTGCAGGAAGCAATTCCTGCCCGTCAAACTGTTGATGCCGCAAACACACGAGGATACCTGGATAGCCTGGCGGATGACCTCGGCGGCTACCAGAACCTGTCACCTGTAGAAAAGCGCATCTATGAGTCAGTGTCGCCCACTTCAGACAAGACTGGAGGTATGACTTATGCGCGCCTGAATCAGGCCCGGAGCATTGTTGGCGCGGAACTCAGAAAGTCAGGTACGCCATTCGGCAGCGCTGAGGAAAGGAATCTGGCGCAGCTTTACAGCCAGTTATCAAACGATCGTGACGCGGTAGCCAAGGCAGCAGGGTTCGGAGAGCAGATTAAGCTGGCGAATGCCATTACCGCGCAAAGAAAAATGATGGAAGGTAATGTTTATAGCCTGCTTGGTAAGGACCTGAGCGGCAATGTAACTGTCAAAGCTCAAAGCGCACTCAATGGGCTGCAGAGCGGTGATACCAAAGGCTTCACTCAGCTGATGCGTACAGTTCCGGACAAAGAAACTCGGGCTCAGCTGGTCGCGACTGGGTTGCGTGACATGTTCCGCAAAGGTTCACGAAACGAGGTGGATAACAACATCAACGGCTTTGTGAACTTTTACGCTGACCTTAAGCGTAAGGGAACCGATCGCATACTCCACAGCGAGCTGCCACCGCAGACTGTGCGAGAGCTTGAGGATTACTACACGCTGGCGCGCAATGTCACCTCTGCAAACCGTTATTACCTCGCCACGGGTAAGCTGAATTCATTTCTGGATAAATTCGACAAGCCGGGAGGGTTTCTGGACAAGCTGGCAACGCATGGAAAGATGGCGACGATCGCAACGGTCCTCGGTCACGTTCCTGTCGCTGGTCCGGTGCTGAACACCGCTATAGCAGCGCAGATGGGAGCCAAGGCAGCAACACGTAAATCAGGCTCTGCTGCGGTTCAGGAAATGATGGGCAGCTCAACCTTTAAAAACCTCGCCGCTGCAGCAAGGAGCAAGCCGGGAACTGCAGCGCAAGAAAGAATTGTCGCTGATGCAGAAACTAAGATTGCCAAATCTTCAGCATGGAAGGAGTTCTTCCGCACCTTGCCTAAAGCAGAGAAGCAGAAGATTGCAAGAGTGGGCATCATTGGCTGGCTTAGCGGCGATGGAGATGGCGTCGAATCCAATCAACAGATGAAACAAGTGCCATAAGCATAATGCAGGCGCAGATGAAGCACAGGACTATGCTCACTGCGCTTACTTTTCCTGGAGACAGTCGGTCAGCTATTTCTGCAATGCAAAGCCATGCGAGTGGCACAATCATAAACGGAGTCATTCTGATAAAAGCATTCGGCTGAGTTTTTTTTCGAACCCACCGGACTAATCGGCGCATGCCCTTTATTGCGCTAATTATCAGGAAGAGCCCTACAAGCCAGTAAAGTAGCGGCGGCCACATCCTCGCCGCTATGACTACAAGTGCAACAGATATTGTTAATTGCACGACAGGATTCATTTAAACCTCTTTCATTGTTATCGCGTAAATGCGAGGCATACACACGCCCGGAGCAAGCCAATGGCCGATATTACCGCCAACGTAGTCGTCAGCATGCCATCACAACTGTTTACGGCGTCCAGATCTTTCAGGGCACTGGCAAACGGTAAAATCTATATTGGAAAGGTTGATACCGACCCAGTAATTCCTGAAAATCAGGTTGCTGTTTATATTGAAAACGAGGACGGCACCCACGTTCAGGTAGCTCAGCCTATCATTATTAATGCTGCAGGATTACCAGTATACAATGGTGACCCCGCAAAGTTTTTGACGGTTGACAGCCATTCTATGGCCGTTTACGACGCGTATAACTCCCAGCAGTTTTATTACCCGAACATTCTCAAATACAGCCCGGACCAGTTGAGGCAGGAGCTATTCAGTCCTGACGGTGTTAACCTTCCGGACCATTTTTCAGAGTATGCGGATGCAGGTAATGGCATCCGGTTTGGCAGCACATCTGATGCCCAGATACCCACCATTAAGATCAGGCCAGACAAAGATCAGCGACTCCTGCTGTCGAAAGAAGTCACAAAGCCTGATGACCTCACGCTACTGCAGATAAATCGCAATGCTAATTATGAAGGCGGGGCAAAGGGATTTGTAGGCTCAGCCTTGATGGTGAAAACCACTGCGAAAAGCAAAACAACAACGGCAAACTATGAGTGGGCTGGTTTGTTCATTATGGACAACTATGTAGCAAATAATCAGTCTGGTGGCGGGGCCGGGTCTGGCGCTGTCCCACAACAGGTTGCGCTTTATGGACAGGCAAATAAGTTCTCAGGTTCAGCTACATGGGCGGCCTGCCTTGAGATTAACGATAATACATCGACAGTGGCGAACGGAGCTGCTATTGGGCAAGAGATAACCGTAAGGTCAATTGGCTCTGACACCTCCACTCCATCAAGGATTGGCCTTCATGTAGCCGCGCATACCCCAGATTCAAACGATATCGGCGCTGAGTGGGGGGCTGCATTCATGGCGACCACGGACGTCGATAAGCAGGTCAGATTTCGCCATGTTCTTAAGGTTTCTGGCATCATCGGTGATTCTGTCATTCACAGTTCCGCAGTAACCAACCAGAATGCGTCTGCTCTTATTCGGGATGTGGGCACACTGACTATCGGCATTGACCTTTCAGCGGCAACATACCTTTCTGGCACCGCCATCCGCATTAAATCCGGACAGAAGCTGTCATTTGACAGTCAGGATGCAAATTACCTCTTTGCCGGCACTGACGGAATTGTTGTAAACGGCGCGATGACTTTGCGCTCATCTTTTTCGATACCGTCTGCCGGGGGGAACACAGCTACTACAGCCAGCGCTGGCTCAAGAGCTGCCGTTCCCTCTGCTGTTGATGGTTATTTGATATTCAAGGTGGACGGCGTGTCCAAAAAAATCCCTTACTTCCCGGTATAATACATGAAAAAATTACAATTTAGTGACGACGATTTATTTCATCTTGACCGCGCAATTCAGGAGCTGCCGATGAGGATAGCGCTACCCCTGATTAATAAGATAAACGAGCAGCTAAAACAGCAGCAAGAGGGGCCTGAACCCCTCAATAGTGATGCGCACGAGTAAATTAACGGGCGTTCATAACTTCACGAATGGCTCTGAAATATACATCTGAATGATATTCAGTGTTGCTTTCCTTTATCTCAAACCTGGCGTGCTCTTTATCTATTCCGAAGCTGCCAGGCTTAATATCAACATAATACGGGCTGATAAAAACTGCACCTGATGCGTGATGGCGCTTCAGTGCCGACACTATCACTTTCTCGCTTTCTACCATCGGGTGAGTTTCTGGCAGGCCGTACCGTGTGATACCTGAACTCTTAATCCAGCGGAATGTGTAGTCTCCATAGAATGCAGAGCCATACGTGTTAAACCCAATGTTGTAGTGAGAATTCTTTTTCAGCGAGTCGCCAGCTGCAAGCTTCTCCTGATTCCAGTCAGCATTTAACGCTGGCGCGATCTGATGGGAGAAAGTCCTGCTTCTGCCGATGCATGAGGCGCTAACAATATCTGCGTATTCGGATAACTCGTTTGTGACAGCTTTCTTTCTGAATGAATAAAACTCCTCAGAAAGTGGGTTGTAGTAAACGGCCTTCATGGATTCCGGGTAGTCGTTCCAGAACTGGATTGCGTTTTCTTTTGGAAATTTAACTTCTTTCCCTATCTGCGCTGGCGTGGTTTGCTGACGATCCATTACAGGCACATCGAGATGCTTCATAAGCGTCAATTTCCCGCCATCATCATGCACAACATCAACTGAATGGATGCCATGGTTCAGCTTGCGGAAATCAAGGTAATATCGATACCCAACAGCTGAGGTCCCCAGCTCAGGCTTCGCCTGATAAACATCCATCCTGTTCAAGCCTGTTTCAGCATAACCGGCATCTTTACCATCAACGAAAACCTTAACCTTGACTGGCTTTCCGTTTTTACGGGCCGCCCAACCATAAATCGTCAGGTATCCGGAAGACGCAAAGTCCAGGTGTTCAAAAAAGTTATTGAGATGGTCAGTATTAATGTCTTTTGATGGGGGATTAATATCTTTGAAAGACTGGAAATCAGAACCGAGTTTTTTGTTCAGGTCACTTACCGTTTTGTACTTATCTTTAAGATAGGCACGGAACCGCTCGACCGATTCCGGTGAGTAGTCAGTAATCTGCATCTTCCCTTTGTATCCCATGCCATCGAAGAAGTCAGGGAACGTATAATGCACCTCGCCCAGAACGGTGACCGCCCGGATTTTTTTCTTATCTGATTCGTTCATATCACACAGCTGACTAATCACCTCATGAAGTGCCGCTTTCCTAACGCGGTCAATAAGGGTGCCATCTGCGTTTATCGCCCACGGATATGTCTTACTTGAGAAGTACCCGTCAATCGGAACCTTTCCATCACTCAGTTGCATGAGGCTTTTTTTGTCATCTTTCGCTATCTGCTCCTCAGTTTCTGCCTTTTCAGAAACGGAGAAGTGATTGGAGAAGAGATAAATAACCGCCTGACGATCTAAATCCTTTAGCAGCTTCAGCCGGAAACGAATCTTATCTTTATTGATTGAGAACGAGCCATCCTGCTTCATATCGACGTAAGACAGCAGCGGCAGGCTGAGCATGTAACCAACCTGGAATTTGCCATCTACGCTTTTTTTGGGGCCAAAATCTGCCAGCTTCTTCTCGACCAAAGGTGCTGAGGCTTCCCCAATCGACTCACAATACTGCGCGGCATCATATGTGCTCTTTATCCCTTTGGAGATGGCGGATTGACAGACATCAAGGCCACCTATCATAGGTGATATCAGCGTATCTGCTGATTGAGCAGTCACTGGCAGCAGCATCGAAAAAAAGGTGAATGGCACGATTCTCATATTATTAATTCCATTTTTATGATTCAGCATAATGATGGTAAGCGGCGTTAAAGTATCTTAATGGCGGGGTTTGTTGCAACGAATCCCTGTTAAATCTGGTTTGGCTTCTTATGGCGTCATCGGTTAGATCGGCAAATAAAAAAGCCCGGCTACCGGGCAGGGTGTACCGCGCCAGTCTCAGCGGGCTGTGGGGTGGCATGGGCGGGGTTATTTGTGCTGGGGAAAGTGACAGCCGAGGTAGTGTCCGTTTATGAACCGCTCTGGCCGATCATCTAACAGTTAAGCCTCTTTACCGTCCAGCCAGTCCGCCCAGTACTGCATCATCTCTATGCGATTGTTGAGGTACTGGGCGTGGTTATAGATTCCTCGCGTTCCCTGTGAGTTCACGTGCGCCAGCTGCGCCTCAATAGCATCACTGTTCCAGTGCATCTCATTCATGACAGTACTGAACTGGTGACGGAAGCCGTGACCACTGGTCTGCCCCTCATATCCGATTCGCCGTATCACTCCCAGCACAGTATTCTCACTGATTGGCTTCTTCTGGTCCGTGCGACCGGGGAAGCACAATGCATACTGGCCGGTAACTTTCTTCAGGAAGGTGAGCAGCTCAACCACCTGGCTGGACATTGGCACTATGTGGATGCGCCGCCCCTTCATTACTTCGGCATCAATCGTGATGAGCCTGGTCTCAAAGTCGACGTTCGCCCATGCCATCGATCGGAGCTCTTTGGTGCGCAGGGCGGTGTAATGAAGAACCTGTGCCGCAATCTTTGCAATCACGCTGCCACCATACCCCTCAAGCGCTTTGTGGAACTCACGGATGCGGTTAATAGGCAGGAAAGGGTAGTTCTCCTTTCTGTAACCTCGCAGAGCATCCACAAGGTCTGGCGCCGGATTGTACTTTGCCCGCCCGGTCACGATCGCATACCGGAAAACCTCGCCACACCTCCTCCTTGCCTTATCCGCTCTCTCCATCGCGCCACGTTCTTCGAACAGGCGGATAACCTTCAGCAGCACCATCGGCTCAACTTCTTCCATCTTCATATGACCAATGATCGGCAGGATGTCGTCAGTGAACATCCGGCGCAGCTCGTCAGCGTATCCAGGCGACCAGACCTTAGACTTGTGGGCATACCACTCTTTGAATATGCCGCCGAAGGTATCAGCATCCGCTTCCTTTTCTTTCTTCTTCAGTGACTGCTTCTGTTCAGCAGGGTCGACGCCGGCCAGGAGCTTCATCTTTGCTTCAGACTGCCGGGCGCGCGCTTCAGTCAGGGATATCTCCGGATAGGGACCGATGACGAGCGTCTTTTCCTTCCCGTCAAACCGGTACCGCAGGCGCCACACCTTTTTCCCGGTCGGTGGAATGAACAGGAACAGGCCTGCAGAATCAGCCAGGCGATATGACTTTTCTTTAGGGCGTGCAGCATCAATCTGCTTAACGGTCAGCAT